GGGTGAAGGCGTGGCGGGGTTGACTGATCTCGGCCAGTGGCGGGACCGGCTGTTACAGAGTTATCAGGAAACCGGCGTGGTGGATGATGCCGAACTGACGCGGTTCGCGCTGGAGTACGAGGCGCAGTTGGCCCGGCGCGAACGGCTGAAACGACACCGATGATCGTTATGTTGCTCACCGTGGGTCTGGTGGTGTTGGGGCTGGTAGCCTGTGTTGTTATCTGGATGATCTGGGATGATCGTTGCTTCGAAGATCGCGAGTTGCGTAGGAAGTTCATGCTGTGTAGTCAGGACCTAAATGATGTTCAACTGAAAAACCTGTTTCTGCGAAGGGAGCTTGAGATGAGCAAAAAGAAAGAATGGTATTGTAATCTGGTCGAAATCAACCGCCGGTGCTGCCAGATTGAAGGCGGCCAGGTCCAGGTGGACGCCCAAGAAGGCGCCAGCTACCTGGCTGCGCTGGGCCAGTTGCTGCGGTCCTTGCCCAGCGATGAAGCCGCGGCTCTGTTGGCCACGATTGCCCGGGCCGGAAAATAACGGCTGGGGCTGATGCAGACTCCCCGATCTTCCACGACCGAATGGTTGCTGGCGTTGCTGGTTTTGGCTCTGCTGCTGATCGGATCCATCTGGTGGTTGGCGAATCTGATAAAAAGATTCTTCGACAAATTTGAATCAGCTTGGTGAACCCGAAACATAAGTCATCAGCCCCAGCCCTCGGGGTGGGAGTCTTGGCACCGGCCCGCCGGCTGGTGACCGAAGTTTCCGCCGCCGCGACCTTTGTGCCCAATGGCGCCCAAGAACGCTTTATTAAAATGTTCGCCGAAGGCGGGTACTTCGATATGGTCGCATCCTTCGCCAATGGGTCAGGCAAGACTTGTTTGCTGGCGAACCTGTTATGGAACATCGTGGATGGTCCCCAAAACCAGTGGTTCGATTATCCACTGTTCCGTGATTGGCCGTATCCGCGGCATCTGCGGTTGGCGGTGAATGCCGAACAGATCAAACCCTATTCCGGCGCCGTCTGGCAGGCCATTCATCAATGGTGGCCAAAAAAGCAGTATACCACCCGCAACCAGGGATTCACGCATCCCGCGTTGTATGTGATGGGCAAAAAAGGGTTTCTGATTGACGTGGTTACGTTCGGTCAACCGGCGCAGAACTGGGAATCAGTGACTCTCGGCGGGTTGTTCTCCGATGAGGAACCCCCCCGCAATGTTTGGCTGCCCAGCGCGGCCCGGTTCCGATTCGGCGGCAAACGGGCGATCTTCGCCACGCTTCTTTTCGACAGCGTTTGGGTGTACGAAGAATTGATGAAGCAACCCACCACCGGCTGGTTTTACGCCGACATCGAAGCGAACTGTCTGACGCACGGCATCCGCGGCCGGCTCAAACACGAACATGTTGCCCAAATGATTGCGGCGTATCCCGCCGATGAACGCGCCGCCCGCGAAACCGGCGTGCCAGTGCATCTGGCCCGGCGCGTGTTCCATTTCAATGAACGGCATCTGACTAGCCTGGCCAGGGTGCCCGCTGAAGGTGAAACCTTATTGGTGGTCGATCCGCATCAGTTGCGGCCGTGGGTGATTGTCGTTGGCCGCCGGGCGCTCGATGGGAATTGGTATATCATCGGTGAATGGCCGACTGAGGATTACCACCAGATTGACACTGGCCGAAATACCCTGGCGGATTATGCCGCCGTCATCGAAGCTTGCCGGGAACAGTTCAATGTCGGCACCATGCTGATCGACACCAAATTTGCGCATCAACGCATTGTCGAGGATTTCGACGTGACCACGTTGCGCGATAAACTTCTGAACGTGTACGGTCTCCAGTTCGACGCCGGCGACGTCCGCGTGACCGGCGAGCTTGGCGGAATCAATGTGCTGAAAGACTTGCTAGGTTCGGAAAACCAGCCACCGCGGTTTTTTGTGGCGGACAATTGCCGCAACACGATTCACCAACTGAAAAATCTGACCCGCACAAAAGAGGTCTTGCAAAGCGGGGAAGCGAAGTTGGATACGCGCTATCTGGATTATCCGCGTGGTTGCATGTACCTGGTCATGCACGATCCGTATTACCGGGCGAAAACCTTCATACTCAGCCAAGCCCAACGCGACCGGTCGAGTTTGCAAGCCATTGCCGAAAAGACCGGCCGCGAGGACTTGCTGGCTTTGTGCTATGATGAGCCGGGTGCGGACCTGATTGTTGATGAAGTTTCGGGAGAATTGATTGATGTTTGAAGATTGTCAATTGCAGGGAGGAGAAACGGTGACTCGCCAGCCTCATAAACTGGAGATAGTGGGTTCAATTCCCACCCCTGCTAAAACTATGAAAGAATCAATGGACACTGTGAGTCTGGGCTACATCGCTGGACTATTCGATGGAGAAGGTCATACTCGTATCGTTTCTCGAAAGTCCTCTAAGAATGGTGTTAAGTATCTCACAGCATTTGTAATCATTTCGAACACAGACAGACGATGTCTTGACTATGTTCGTGGTGCACTTGGATATGGATGGGTTGGTAGCAATGGTAAAGCGAAAACACATCGAAGTAACCGATCGCTCAAAGAGGGTATGAAATTCCAAGTGACAAACGCGAAGGCAATCCATTTTCTGCGATTAATCCGACCGCACGTCAAAATCAAGGGCGAACAGATCGACGCAGTATTGTTGAACCGACACAACGGAATAGCCTGACAACTACTATCAAGCTGGAAAATCATGCCCACCCTCCCACAAGCTCAGAAGTTGGAAGCGGCTCGCGAGTTGGATATTCCGACGACCGAGCTTGACGATTATCTGGAGGAGATGAACGGCAAGATCGCCGCCACCATCACTGATACCGAGGAAGCCCGCGGCCAGGAAGTCATCAGCTACAATTTGCGCAAAGGCATGTACGCTCGGCCCTGGGGACATTTACCGTTTGCTGGCGCCGCTGACATCCGGTTCCGGCTGGCCGAAATCCAGATTCGTAAATACCGGCCCGCGTTCGTCATGGCGTTGTATTCTAGTCCGTTGATTGTCCGGGTGCTACCGTATCAGGCCCGCGAGAAATCGGCCAGCGCGACCAAGCTTGAGCATTACTACAACTTTTTTTTCCGGGTCAAAGATCAGCGGTTCATTCCCACCATTGCGGCTGCCGTCTCAAAGTTTCTGACGGCGGGCCGGTGCATCGTGAAGATCACCCATGAACTGCGCCGGGAACCCGTGACGGCCACGTATCCGCTGGAACAAATCCAACAGACGATCACCAGTTTGCACATGCAGTCAATGCAGGCGCAGGCGCAAAGCGGCCAGGAAGCCAAGCCGTTGACGGATCGGCAACTCAAGGAACTCACCGCGATGGCTTACGGCTGGGATGCTGACGATCCGATTTACTCGAAACGATTGGATGATGTGCTCTCTCAGGTCCGGGCCAAGAAAGAAGTCATCACCATTGTCGAGGATCGGATTGTTCGCAACCAACCGGTCATCACCAACATTGCCCGGTTATCGGATGTGATCTTCCCGACCGATACCGCTTGGCTAGCCGATGCGGAATGGATTGCCCACGAGATGCTGTTCAGTGAACGGGAACTGCGATTGGCCGCCAAAGAGAACGGCGGTAAGTACGATCATGTCGAGGACATCATTGATGCGGTCAGTGCCGCCCGGCGCGAACCCGCCACCACAGCGGACATCAATCAGGCCCGCGATTATCGGGAAGGCATCAGTATCGGGGCCGAACAATCCCGGCCCATTCGAGTCCGGGAACTGTACTGCTGGTTACCGCGCAAACTGGTCCGGCGAATGCGTGGCAAAGTCAAAGGTGATGAGGAAGTCGCTGTTCGTTCGGTTTTGACCTACTGCCCGGATGTGCCCGGTGAGGATGGCGTATTGCGGGTGATGGAGTTCCCCTACGATCATGGGACGTGGCCGTTCGAGCTGCACTGTTTCAATTTCGATGAGGAACGGGCCTACAGTGGCGAAGGTTTGCCGCGCCTATTGGAAAGCGTCAGCCGGGAATTTGACATCACCCGCAATGCCGCGATCAACCGGTTGTTTTTGACGTTGTCACCGCCGGTCTTGATTTGGGACAAAGCTGGTATCAGTCCGCAAGCGCACCGTCAGGTTGCCCAAGCGCACCTGACCAAGGTGCCGCCCGCCCAGGCGATGTTCGTGCCCGAGTATCCGAATCTGGTCGCCGGTATGAACCTGGAAGCCGGCGCATTGATGCAATGGGCCGATCAGATTGCGGGAGTGCCTAACATCGCCGGGCTGGGGGGGTATGCCGTGCCGCCCACCGCCGCCCAGGTAGATGCACTGGTCTCCCCCGCCAACGCGATCCTGCAATACGAACTGCTGATGTTCCATCAATTCCTCAGTCGCATCTTCAAGCACGTCCACGAACTGACCAAGCAATACGGATTCGTGTTTCAAAAGGAAAAGATTGAAGCGCCGAACCTTCAAACCGGGGAACCCGTGGAATTGACGGCGGAAGATTTCCAGGGCGATTACATGCTGGTGCCCGGGTTTGATGTCACCCGGCAAAATCCGGTCATGGAAGCCCAACGCGATTTGATGGCGACGCAACTTGGGTTTCAGGCTCCGCAGTTTGCCCCATATATTCGCACCTATGATGCGGCGCGAGACACGTTCAGCCGATTACTTGGCCCGATGCGCGCCCAAGTGTGGCTCAAGACCCGCGAGGAAGCCGGCCCGGCCGAGCAGCAATTTTTGCAAATGCAGGCCCAGATTCAAGCCCAGGCCGCCCAGGGTAAGAAACCACGCATGACCCGTTTGAAAGACATGCCGCAAGCCGCGCAGATGGGCATTGCGCCCAAGTTCGCGGGGAATTGATGCGACGAACCCGCTCCAAAAGATTGGTGCCTTATCTTGATTTGGACGTCCAAACAAGAATTCTAGCGTCCTATGAACACATGAGTAAGATAGGCGTTTTCCCTAAACAGATTGTCATTCCATTGTACTCGCTAAGACGCAAACCATTGTCTTTGGTAAAACATGAACGGGATTTCGTAGTTCTTCCTGCCGGCCACATGGTTGAGCTTAAATTTAAGAATTGTCCGGAACCAATCATCGTATTTGAGTTATGACTGACTCTGAGACCATCCAACGCGGTCTGGACATGGAAAAAGCCGTTCACGAACGGCACCCGATTCTGTTGTGGGTCCTCCATTATGCTGAGGACCAGGTGGATTCGGGGTTGTCCAGCACTGAATACCGCGAAAATTCCGACTGGTACGCCGGCTATGCCGCCGCCTGGCGTGACTTGACAAAGTTTCCCGCTCGATGTATAGCCGAAAAAGACAGCGCGCTTCTCGCGGAGCAACAGAGGGCAGCCGACGAGCCTGAGAGTCCCATCGATGACGCTCCCGAAGTCAACGCTGCGCCGCAGACGATTTGATCGTTGACCGGCGATTCGCCCGTAACGTTTAACCCGTTCGCCCTTATCAGACGAACACTATCCATTGATCCCGTCACTGCGGGATCCGGAAGGAAACTTGGCTGTCCAACTAAAAACCGCTGCAACCGACGACTTCCGCCGCTCGGCGGAGGCCGCCCTTGGCATCGCTCCAGATGAGATGCCGCCACCGGACGAATCAGCGGACACCGGTGAGGAAGATGAAGCTGGATCGCCAGTTGAATCATTGACTCAAGGCGCTGGCGACCTTGAGACAGGCGAACCGGTTGAAGAACCGGAAGAACCTGGAACCGAACCAGAACCGCCGCTAACTGCCAAAAGCCGCACCAAACGCCGGTTCGACAAACTGCTCGCTGAAAAGCAAACGCAGGAAGTCGAACTGGCTCAGTTGCGGGCGCAGTTGGCGCGGCCTCAAGTCCAACAATCACCCCCCGTTGTCACGCCACCGGCGGCCCCGGCGGCGGTCGCCAATGAATTGGTTTCATTGCGAACCGCCGAGCAGGAAGCGGCCCGGGAATGTAACCGGTTGCGCGGCAATGGCGCTGATGAGAGCGAGCAACAAGCCGCTTATCAGCGGTGGCAGGACGCTCGGGATCGGCGCCGGGATGAAGAACTCCTCGGCCGGGCCCGCGCGGAACGCCAAGCCGAAGTTACCCAACTGACGACCAGTCGATTGGAAACCCGGCTGAATGATTTGATTCTGGATATTCACACTCGTCATAAGGTGCTCGTGCAGACGCCCACCGGCGGGGTTGATCTCAACTATCAATCACCGGCGGTCATCAAGGCGTTTGAATTGGCGGCCGCCGATGGGGTGGCGATCCAGAACAAGGGGACGTTGACGTTGTACTTGAGCCATGCTGACCGGGCGTTGGCGCCGGCGGCGGCAAACCAGATAGCTGCTCAAGCCCGAAAGGCACAGCAGCAAGCGCGAGAAATGGCCGCGCGAACCGGTATCGAAGCCGGTGGCAACCGCAGTTTGCCGGTGAGTAGCACCGGCAAATCCCAGCGAATCCGGCAGCTTGAAAAAGCTGCCGATTCTGGGGATGTGGGTGCTGCCCGCGAGTTGATGCGGTTGGCGTTGTCTACTCCGCGCCGACGAGCCGCTTGAATAAGCGGCAGGAGAATCAACAATGGCAACTGGCATACTGGCCCCGACTCAGACACCTGACGGGACCGGTACAACTTACGCGGCCTGGGCTCCGGGCGATGCCAAGGGATACCTCGAAGACGTATCCCGGCAAGCGCCCCGGCTCATTACGCCGCTGGATGCGCCCTTTTACAAGGGCCTTCCAAAAGTCAAAGCCCGAGCAGTGCGGCATGATTGGGAAACCGATTCGCTGCCGACCTTGGACTTGCAAACCCCACCGTTGTTCACGGCCGAACCGACCTATGCGACCGCGGACACACGTGCCCGCCCCGACAACGTCATCCAAAACCTGATTCGCACCTGGACAGTCTCCCGCGTCAGCGAATTGATTGCTCAGGCGCAAGGTGTGGCGGGCGTGGCGAGCGAGAAACAGTATGCGATTGAACGGGCCACGAAGCATTTGGGCCGCTTGATCGAATACACGTTGCTCTCGGAACAAGCGCAAGCGGCTGATGACAACAGCACAGGCGCAAAGCTGGGCGGGTTCTTCTCGGAAGTCACCACCAACGTTGATGACGGGGCCGCGACGGCATTGTCAACGTATGTCACTGAAACGAAGTTTCAGACGGCAATCCGCACGTGCTTCTCTGCGGGTTCGTCACCGATGCTGAAATGCTTCTGCCAACCAGCTTTTGCCTATGTCGTGGGCACAAGCTTCAATGGCCGGACCCGGGCGCAGGAAGTGATCGAACGCCGGGCCGCCGAGATCAACATCGTCGTGGACAAGTACGCCGCGCCGGGTGGCATGGTTGTGGACATCATCCCCGACCGATCCATCAGCGAAGGCGTTGCCTTGGCCGACATGGATCAGGCCTACGTTGCTGAACTGTCGCCTGTGAGCGTGTACGACACCAGCGCCGGTCTGAAACATTACCGGGGCTACGTCGAGACGTATCTGACCCTGGCGGTTGGGGCGGAGAATGCGCACTACGCATTCAAGGGGGATAGCACTGATGCTTGATCAATGGAGATTGGAAATACTATGAACATCAAACGCTTCATTCAGGCAATGATTGCTCTGGCAATCGTCGCCTTGGGATCCTGGCCGCTGATTAGTTGGTCACAAGGCGGCCGGGCTGGCGCCTATGCAACGACCAGCGTCAACACGACTTCGGTTGTGTTGGCCCGCAGCAATCTCGGCCAAATCGTGATTGCGATGGCGATCTACAATGCCAGCGGTACGGAGACCGTGCGTTGCAGTTTCGCCAGCGGCACCGCCTACAATCGCAGTTCGATTGCGATCAATCCGGGCAGCGCGATCTACTTCCCGTCCAGCACATATGACTTTGTGCCGGGCGGCGGAGTCTGGGCGCGCGGCAATACGGCGAACGCAACCAACACGGTGGCAGTCGAAGTCATTGTCCCGTAGGCAATGATCTTGAATAGGGGCCAATTGGACACTGGCCGGGCTTTACCTCCTTTCGCCCGCGCCAGTGTCCGATTGGACATACCATGACTACTGAACAAGCTCTTCAGGCTGGGATCAGTCTCCAACGCCAACAGGAACTTGATCTGCTGGTGCGCCGGGCTGTCAATCAGGCGATTGCCGAATGGAACAATGGCGGTTGGATTAAGGATGCCCGCCTGATGAAGGCGCATCTGGATCATCTGCAACAGCAGCAGTCGATTGATCGATCACCGAACCCGGCTTGGAAAGGTTGGCGCCGGGTATTCTCGATGCCGATTGATCTGTACTACAAACTCCGGGAACAACGGTTCGATGGCCGCGAGGATTTCGACCGCAACCCTGAGTTGATGAAATGGCTGGCCCGGCAGAAACAAACCGAATGGCTTAAACGGTACCCGTTGGCCACTGAGAAAAGTCTGATTGACCAGCCCCGGCAATCCAAGATTCCCAAGGAAGTCGTGTTGCCACCGGACAAGGTGCCGAAGAAATTTCGATGAAACCCTTCGGCCTTATTCGTACGGAAGTTGCGCGTTTGCTGCAAGTCGATCCCGCTGGAGCCTATGCCCAGAAGAATGTGCGCGATTATCTGCAACGCCGGTACAAACGGATTTACGAGCACGAAGATTGGCCGACCTTGTTGGAAATTGCCGACGTAACGTTGGAGGCTGACGCCAACACATTCTATCTGGACAAGAAATACGATCACCTGTTGCGGGCTTTTCCCGATGGTTCCTTCTGGTCAGCCGATTTGTATCACCTGGCGCATTTTGGCGAACAGACGTTGCCGGATAACAGCGTGACGGGAACGATCTATGACATGGCCAGCTTGGGCAAGCAGGGCACGAACGTTGTCTTGTCCGCAGCCGACACGCCCAAGATCAAGAGCGCGTCGACGTCTGATACTGCCGTGCCGGTGACGATTGAAGGGTTTGACGCGACCGGGAATGTGATTTCGATTTCGACCAACACCGATTCCAGTGATGGCACAACGTTGGTCAGTGTGGGCACGGCGTTCACCACGATCACCACGATCAGCAAAGCCAAGATCACAGCCGGCACGATCACTGTTTACAAGAGTGACGGGACGACCGCTTTGGCCACCATTGCCTTCTACGAACACAGTCCGGAGTATCACAAGTACCGAGTTGGCCAGACACCCAGTGAAGCCACGACCATCACGTGCATCGTCAAACGATCACACGTTCCATTTATTCGGCTGACCAGTGTCGCTTTCATGGAAATGGATGATGCGCTGGAGTACGGGGCGGTCGCGGAAGGCTGGGCGGAACATCGCCAGATGGATTTGAGCGAGCAGTATGAAGCCCGGTATCAGGCCGAGCTTTCCAATATTATTAGTCGAGAAATCGAGCGCAACAGCGGGATGTTGACAATGGCGCCCAGCGGGAGGTTCTGACAATGGGCTATCCTTTGGCGGAACATCTCAATGTGGATTACTCGGGGGGCTTGAATCAGCGGCTCGGGGCGCGGTTGCTGGCCGACAATGAGGCGACCACGTTGACCAACGTTGACATCAGCGTGCCCGGTGTGCGCCGCAAACGCTACGAGCCGACCGCCAAGGTGACGCTGGATGCCGCCGCAACCACACCAGTCAACGGGCTGCATCCGTATATCCGGAGTGGAACGCCCTATTTGGTGGCGATCTGCAACGCGAAACTTTACGAATGGGATGGGTCAACTACTCCCACCGGCGAAACGGGCGCGACAGTATCCACCACCAATCGCGTGTTCATGCAACAGGCGTATGATGGCGCGGCCAGTGTGATCTACGGCACCGATCAGACCAACACGGTGTTCAAGTGGGACGGGACAACGTGGACCCAACCCACCATCAACGATTCCGGCGGGGCGGCGCTCGGGGCCGCCAACGATCTGCTCTGGTTCAAAAATCGGATGTGGTACGCGGTGGGCGACCAAGTGCATTTCTCGGACTTGAACACCGCCGAGTCGATCACGATCCCGAGTTTGCGGATCCGGTTTGGCGCCGGGGATTCAATCTTGCGGTTGTTGCCCTGGCGTGAGGATAAGCTTCTGGTGTTCAAGGGCAGCGTTCAGGGCGTCGGTTCGATTCATGTGATCGACGTAGCGAGCTACAACATCGTGGCCTTGTTCCATGATCTGCCGATTGTCGGTGCGGGGGCGATTGTGCGGGTGGGGGTTAACGATTCCAGTGATGTGTTTTACATGACGCGCGAAGGCCTCCGCTCATTGCATACGACCGAAGATGGCGAAATTACGGGGCCGAGCTTGCCGGTCAGTTACAATATTGATGATGAAGTCTCAGGCGACATTCAATGGAACCAAACCCCGCAATCCGTGCACGCGATTGTGTTCGACGATGAACTTCTCTGGTTCGTGCCGGCTGTCGCGGCGACGTATCCCAACAAGATTTTGGCCTATACGATGCGACCGCCGAAAACGAGCGGATTTCAAGGCTGGACCAAAATCACGAGTCATCCGGCGTTTACTGCGGCGCTGATAGGATTCGGTGGGGCGAAACCACATCTGTATATCGGCAAGAACACGGGCGGAATCATCCAGCGCGCGTTCGATACCGCCACGGGCACGGATTCCCAGTACGTCGAGATTTCCAAGAAGATCACGTTCAACCTGCCGGATGAGAAACCCGCCTGGTATCACGACAAAACGCCTTTCAAACTGATCGTGCTAACTGGGGAAACTCACCAGGGCGATCTCCGGATCAGTCTGCTCTACGAAAACGGTGAGGAAGCCGTGTTGGGAATTTTTCAACCGAGCGCAGGTGGTTTGTTCCTGCCCTTCACGTTGCCGGCTTCTCTCGGCGGCGCACAAATCACCGAAAGCACGATTGAATGCTGGTATGATCAGAATAACGTCGCGATTCATCGGAGCAAAGATTTCCGGGTGAAAATCACCTCGAATGACAATCCGGAAATTATCGGGTTCTGGTTCCAAGCGTTCATTGAAAGAAGCCGGTTCATCGGGCTGGGCAATACTGAACAAGTTGCCGTGACTGGCGCTGGGGTCCAGGAAGCCGATAGTGATGATGATTTTACGGCGGGCACAATTGAGAACGCCAACGGCATTCTCGGCGAGGATGTCGTGGCGGCAGCCAACGGAGGATCATGAAACGTGAGTTGCTGATTGCGGGTGGTTTCGTCGTCGTCTGGCTCATGGCAATTTGGCTGCACGCGGCCACGTTCACGACCGGGTATAACTTCACTCCGAACGAACAGGTAACAGACGTGAAATTGGAGAATCTGGTCAACAATGCCACGATCACCCGAACCAGCGCCGATGATACGGATAACTCGACTCTGGAAATCAATAGTAACAAGTATCGCGTCAAGGATAGCGGCATCACTTCAACCAAGATTTTGGATTACACGATTTTAACGACGGACATCGCCACGGGCGCGGTGACTTCGGCCAACATCTTGGATCACACGATCACCGGCGATGATATTGCGACCAATACGATTACGTCGATCAATCTGGCAACCAATGCGGTGGAATCCTGGCATTTGGCGACGACGTTTGACACCCTGGTTCAATCCATCAGCGTCTCAACTGGTGAAGTCATGACGACCACCGCCGATTTTGCCGGGGGTGATTTAATCCCGCAATTGACCAATGGCCTGGAAATTCTCTCAGTTACGATCAGTCCGCAATTCACGAACAGTTTGTTGCGCGTCACGGCGATGGCCTGCGCCAAGAACAGTGTGGCCAATAACATCATTGTGGCTTTATTTCGTGATTCCACGACCAACGCCTTCCAAGCTGGTTGGGCCGGCGAAGAAGCGCACCGGTATCCGTTCCCGTTGGTGTGCGAAGTCACCTCCGATGCCACCAACAGCACAACGTTTAAGCTTCACGTTGGGCCAGAGGGGAGCGGTACCGTGACCATCAATGGTGATGCTGGCGCGCGCAAACTGGGTGGGGTTTTGAAGTCGTGGCTCCGCGTCGAGGAGGTCATCCAATGAGAGCGTTACTGTTACTGCTGAGTTTCCTGGGGTTGACCTTAACAGTTGCAGCCGCCCGTAAACATCCATTGCCGGTTGTCTTGGAATGGAAATATGGTTTCGTGGCGGATACTGCCGGTGGCAAAATCATCGCTTGGAGACATCCCAGTTTGCCACTGCCGACCGAGACTGAACTGGACCAGGCGGATGCCGATTATGATGCTTTTTTGACGAGTCAAGCGGCGGCATTCAATGGCTTGAAAGGGATGATCGCGGCACGCTTGGCTATCACCGTGACGAACAAGGTCGATCTACGCGCCAAACGGGCGGCGATCTACGACGCGCTGGACCAGAAAGAGGCTGACATCTTGGCCGGACCCGGGGCCGTTGAAGGCAAACTCAATTCATTGAGACAACTATGGAATGTACGCAACAAACTCGAAGCGGAATTGAGCCGGTAGCGTCAAGGATCACGATCGAACGCACGTTCAGTGGTGACTGGTGCAATCGGTTGGCGCGCGAACCGGCGATCTACGCGGCGATTTCGGATGACGCTTCACCACCGGCGGAGCAGTTTGACTTGACCACGACCATCCGACAACCGGACAATTTTTTTCTACTGGTTCGCCGGGACGGTAAGGCGGTAGGTTATTTCGGTTTGCTAAAACGCGCCCCGGCGATCTATGAAGTCCACACCGTGTTGAGTAAAGCTTGCCGGGGACAATCGGCAATTCAAGCCGGTTGTCTGGCGCGGGATTGGATGTTTGGCAACGCGCCGTGTTTGATGTTGGTGTCGTATTGTCCGGACAACACGCCCCAGACGCTGCTATTTGCGAAACGGTGCGGGTTCACCCTGTTTGGCCAATTGCGACACACCCATACCAAAAATGGGGTCCCACACAACACCACTTATGTTTATTGCGTGAAACACGAAGGAGAAAACTAATGCCCTTAGGTCTTGCCCTTGGCGCGGCCGGCATCGGTTTGTCGGCGGCCAGTGCCGCCGGTGCATTTGGTGAACCCAGCGTGCCCGGTTTGAGAAATCTGTCAATGGCGCCTTTCAACGTCATGGGCCGGCCATTGTCCGAAGCTGAGATAGCTGAGTTGGCGGGTTTCCGCCAACGGGAAGAACAGTTCAGTCTGCTTCGCGGCCGGGCACGCAGAGATGCCCGATTCACGCCGAGTGAACGTAGCCGATTCAATCAATTGGTCAAAAAAGAAGGTTTGTTGGGTGGTCTGGCCCGGTTACAGGCAGGTTTTTTCCCGCAGTTCGAGCAAAACGTTTTGGAATCTTTCCAACGACAAGCGCCAGAATTTTTCACTGCCCGCGAAGCTCTTGGCCAGGAGATTGGCCGAAATGTCGGCCAGGGACTTTCGCCAGCGCAATTGGCGTTTTTCCGAAATCAGATTGGCCAGGGCCAGGCGTTGCGTGGTTTGTTCGATTCGCCGCTTGGCAGTGCTCAGGAAGCCCAATTCCTGACCGATCTCGAACTGCAACAACAACAGCGGAACATCGAGAATGCTCTCAACTATCAGCAGAGTTTTCGGTTTATGAGTGCGCCTGGTGGCACGGCGATCAATGCTTTGACACCACCGAGTTACAATGATCTGATCAATCTCAATCAGAGTCGAGTGTCCGCTCAGAACGCGCTTGAGAGCCAACGGCAACAAGCATTCGGTCAACTCGGTGGCCAGATTGCCGGTCTGGGCACCGCCGCCGCCAGTGGAGCATTGGGAAGTTTCTGGGGCGGCCCTCAACCTCAAGGATCGCAACTACCACCGGCCTCCGGTTACGTTGGTGGCGGCTGGTAACCTTTGATTATGCCTGAATTCACCGCACAACCACAAAATCCGCTGCAACCGACTTTGGCACAATTCGGTTCCGATCTGATGCGCCAACCTAATTTGGCTGAGACCGGATTTCGCGGTGTTCAGCAGGGATTCAATCTGCTCAATACCATCCAGCAACAGAAACTTGATCTTGGCAAGATGCAGTTGGATTACCTGAATGATGCCGCCAAGAACGTGTTGGCGATGAACAAGTCCGATCCGAGCGGCGCCACGGCACGCAATTTTGTATCACTTTGGGGGCCTTCCGCCAACCGGATCGGCATTGATACGAGTCGGCTGGGCGGTTTTGCCGCATCATCGGCTGATGTTTCAGAAGCGGCTGAGCAAACCGCATTCCAACGCAACATCGCCGAGCGCCTCGTCAGTAGCGGTCAGGGTACGCCATTTGCGCCGGAACCGGTGATCGAACAGCCAGCGCCATTGCCGCCCAGCGGACAGTTCCTGCCAACGACGGAGGGTGAACCGCCGGGCGCCTTGCCTGTGTCCAGAGGAATCGCCACTGGTTTTGTTCCGCCACCAGGAATGAGGGCTGGGGGAATGGGGTTTTATCCTACTACGCCGGAACCACGAATATCAGACCGGGCTTTCACCTTGGGGCCAGGTCAAATGCGCTTCGATTCGGCAGGCAATCCGATTGCGACCGGGCCGATGGAACCTTCGTCGCCTTCACTGGCAGATGCTCCGGCCTTGTCACGATTGGCAATCCAAGAGACTAAACTCGGCAATTTAGAGACAATTTCCAAATTACCCCTCGAGGATCAGGAATTTGTACTAAGTCAGGCCAGACGAGAATTGTCTCAAGAATTCGATCAGGTCATTGGGCAGACCTTGCTAACTCCCAACGCTTTGACCAAAGATGGCAATGACATCAAACCGGAAATTAAAAAGGAATTAACCGCGCTGCTTCTGGCCTCCAAGTTGTTCACACAACACGAAGCCGATGCGATCATCCAGAATCGTCTGGCGCTCCGAAAGATTGTGGTGCCGCGCACCGGTCCGCGACCTTCTTTCTTGAGGAAACTGTTTCCCGTACCGCGCCCGCCTGCCACTGCCGATAGACAGACCACTCCGGCCCAACCACAGACGCGGTCCAGTCCAAATCTTCCTGGGGCAATTGAAGTTCAACCTGAATCAACTCTGCGGGAAAGTATGTTCCAAAGATTGTACGGTAGGTAATGCAACATGGCTTTCATCATTTCCGCTCCCACGGATCGAACCAGGTCCCGCGCCGGCTTGACGTTTTCAAGTCCCTCCTCGCCCGATTTGAAAACTTCAGCCGGGCTGGTTGAGACTGCCCGGCAAACAGGTTTCGCGGAACAAGCTGCCGACATTTTGGCCCGGACGGCCGGCGAGGATCCACGCCGAATTTTCAGCGGCGGACCAGTTCAGGATATTTTCGATTCGCTCAATGCGCTCCAATATGGCGTGACGGGCGTTCTGAAAGGGAAGGGGTTTGCCGAAGGGGTGCGGACTCGGCAGAGTTTCAGCGATCAGGATGCGCTCGGAGAATATGGTTTGCCCGGCGTAATAGCCGGCGTGGCCCTCGATATTGCGGTCGATCCACTGACTTATCTGCCAGTCGGCGGCACGGGTAAATCATTGCTGGGTGGCGTTCGGAAAGTGCGCGCGGCCATTGGCGCTGGGGTCACCGCCGCTGCTGAAACTTCCCGAGTGGCCCGCAGCGCCAAACGTGTCGGAGATTTCTTTGGTCAAAAGTTGATCTACGGTTATGGGTTACCTCAACCGTTTCGAGAAACGTTTGATCGTTCACTGCGGGCCGTCGCGATTGGACAGCAAAACGTCATGGACCTCGCCAAACCTTTGCTGGCTTTAAGCCCGGAAACTCAACGCGCTTTTCTGACGCGCAACGCCAGCGGTCAATTAGTCCGCCGGTCCGCCGATGAATTACGGCGGATTTTAAGTCCGGCGGATTTGGATGCCGCGTTGCCAGCCTTCAAAGAACTTGATCGACTCGGACGAGAATCCGTTGCCAATGGCCTGTTAAAACCGGAAGTGTACGAACGCAACGTTGGTGAATATATCGCCAATCTCTACCGCCACCATGAAATCGGCAAGCAAACTTTCGGATTGATGGCGGGCAAGAGACCATTGCGCATCAATCTTGATCGGTTCAAGCACCGGAAAGATTTAGCGCCCGATGTCCGGGAAGCTTTGGGTGAGATTTTGGAGGCCGGTTATCCCACCGCCAAAGCGATGGTGCAATTGGTGCGGGCCAATGAAATGGCCAAACTGTTCAAATTCACGGCCGAAAAATTCGGTTCGGATGTGGGGTTGCCCGGCTTGACGCTGGTCGGCAAAGTCGATAATCGCGCCTTGGGTGCCTTGGCGGGAAAGTATGTACCGGAACCAATCGCGCTTTACATCAATGAACTTGTCCGTAAACCGGAACCGACATTGGGCCGCAAACTGGTCGCTGGTTTCAAGTTCGGCAAGGTGATCGCCAATCCGGCTACGCACGTTCGCAACATGCTGTCCAATTTCATTTTGAACCATTTCGAGGGTTTGAACCCGGCGCGGTTGGATGTTTATGCGACTGCCGCGCATCAATTGGCGACCAAAGGCCGGTGGTATCAGGAGGCCCGAGCAGTGGGATTGGGACTGGATACTTTTGCGGCTGCCGAATTGCGATCCTTGTTGAATGGCCAGGAGATGAACCGAGTTGGTGGCGCTTTCCGAAAAGCAATTGATAAAGTGAGCAACATTTACCAGAAGGAAGAAGAATGGGCGAAGCTCTCGCAGTACATCTTCCAGCGTGGCAAAGGTCTCAGTCCTGATGACGCTTGGAAAATAAGTGAACGTGCCACTTTCAATTACACACAGGTCACGCCTTTCATTCGCAAAGTGCGCGAAAGCGTTTTTGGATTCCCGTTCATCACGTTCAGTTATAAAGCCACGGGTCAAGTGGGCCGGACTTTGTTGACGAAACCAACCGCCATCAGCAACATCGGCAAGATCAAATCCGCTATTGAATCCTTGTCACCGGTGGCTGAATTGAAGGCCGAAAGAGAAAACGAGCCGGACTATATCCGCAATGGTTTTTTCATTCGTCTCCCGCAAAAAGATCGGTTTGGCCGAGCCGCTTATTTCGATATGACGTACATGTTGCCGTTTGGCGACGTGTTCACGGGCGAATTTTTCACGGCGGAAAAACGTGGCGCCACAGTGGCGCAGACGGCCTTGACGAAGTTCCCCGCTCTGAACGTCATTGCCGAACTGGCGCGCAACCAGGATTTCTTTGGCAAACCAATCATTCCCGCAACGGCGACCGAACCGCAACAGATCGGGGGCGCGATTATGAAGTATCTGACCAAATTCTATGCTCCGCCCTTGGCGTTTGAATTCCCGGAAAAACTTCTGAAATCCATTGAAGGCGAATTGCGGTCGGAATTGGAACCTGAGTTCCGCGGGCGCACAGTCAAACAACAAATCTCCGCCGGTATCTTCGGGTTGAAACGGACACCGATTCGATTAGAACTAGCGCGAAACCGCCGCGAAATTGAATTGCGACAACAATTGCAACGCTTGTTGGTGGAAGCCCGGATCATCCGGCAAGTGGAGATTCCATTTATTCCTAAAACGCCAAACACCATGCGCCCCTTATCAATTTCGCCCCGATGAACCAACATGCTTTTAGCGGGTGGCCAGAATGAGTGGTTCGATGGTCAGCACGATGTGCGCGCTATTGTTCTTACTATCTTTTTTTGCGCCCATCTCCGCCGAGTTCAACAAAGCGGCCGAGTACCACTACATGCCTGATCGCGTGCGCATTCTGGCTTCCGTTCTGGCCGGTATCTGTTCCGGCTTGGCGACGGTGGTGGCCTTCTTCAACAACAGTTACCATCAGTGGCAGAACGGAAAAAAACCGGAGATCAAACCATGAAGACTATGATCCTGCTCGCGTTCGGATTACTCAGTGGTTGTGTCACGGTTGACGTGCATCGGCCCGATGGTTCGCGGGTCGTCGTGCGGGCCACTGGCAACGCGAATGTGACAGTCGCCGGCGACAAAATCACGGCGATGGCGATGGGCACCGAAGAAACCTACAAAGCGTTTGGGGCGGCGGCCGGCAAGTTGATCGGTGTCGCGGCGCATTCAGCGGTGACAGGCCAATGAACTTTTTGCCCGATGCGGGAGAAATCCGGTGGCAGTTGCCTCCCAGTAATCTGACCATCAGTGCCTACTCAGCACGGTCGGGCTATCCAATTTTATGATCAATGAACGTCATTTTCTCATTGTGCATGGCATCAATCAATGGACGGCCAATCCTGGTTGGCATGATCAGTTGGCGCGTGAAATTGAAGCGCGACCGGGGCCTGACAGTGCCACTTCATTGCCCTGGAAAGGTGGACCGGTAAGTTCCCTATTGTGGAGACGTTGGAACGTTCACGTGTTGGCCAATCACATTTTATTGAATTTGGGGTGGGGAGAACTACATGGGATCGCTCACAGTTATGGGGCCGTGCTATTGGCTGGGGCCATGGCGAGGGCACACGTGCCGTTCAAGACGGTCCGCTTATTCGCGCCGGCGTGTTCCGCTGACTGGGAACAGAACGGTTATGCGGAATTATTGCGCGCCGGGCTGATTGACGAAGTCATTGTCCACGGCGGTCCCAATGATCAAACACTGTTAGCTGTCCAACGCCGGTCCTGGCGGCGCTGGGTCGGTTATGGGACATTGGGCTTGCGCTCGCAGAACTTACCGCTTGAGTTGCAACACCGGATCAGGCTGAATTACAAGCCTGGCCGTGAGCATTCTTGGTTTACTAGCGAGCGGTGGTGGGACTGGACAGTGGGAACGGTGACCCAATGACCGATGAACAACTCGAACGACTCATCCGATTGGTGGCCAATGAAGCGGCGGATGCGGCCCTGATCCGCGCTTTGGACAATGGAATCATGCCGAAGATCCGCGAGCAAGCTCGCGCCATAGCTGATGAAACAATCAAGCTTCATTTGGTGGCGGCTACCGCCAGCCAGCAACAGGCGCAGGAAATCGCCAAATGGAAGTTGATCGCCATCGTCGCCGTTAGTGGCGGCGGAGCCGGTGGCATCATGGCGGCCTTAGTTGAGATAATCCGGTGAATCCTTTCCACACCGCCTTGCAGGCGCAGATCGAGATGTTGCGGCAGTTGGAACTGCTGGCTCTGGAACACGCGCACGACACTCCCGATGCCACCAGCACAGTCGAGGAATCACGCCAGTTGCTTCAGCGACTGGCGGTGCGTGAGCGAACAGGTAAACTCAAGCCATCATCCGCAACTTAGCCTTTCTAGCATGGGCGATCCCATCCGAGCTCCTTACTTATTTCGGGCGTCAAACCGCCGAGTTCCTTGTACCGTTTCTGGAAGGCTTCATAGACGGCGGGTATTGTTGAGTCGAAGTACGGGTGGCCGCAGGGAGCGAATCTCCGCAGTCGGCACATCTCGTATTGTGAGAGTTCATTGATGGCTTTGATTGCTTGCTGTTGTTCCTCGTCTGTCATTGTTCCTTTGGGTTGCGAGCCACCGTCGCTGTCGGGCGGCTCATCCCGGACGTTTGCTGCTTCGATCAGTGGTTTGCCGTACTTCTGCCTCCACAGCCAGTTTGCCAGCTTGCACAGGTCTTGTGCCTCGGCCTCGCGGGGGTGACCCATACGGCTCAGTCCTTTGGCGAGAGCCACGATTTTGCCGACCGCGTCTTCGTAGGAGGAGCAGCCTTGTAGGCTGCTGGACGGAACGGCGGCCATCTCGCCGCTCCGTCCGGGTTTGTGGGGTATCAGATGGCTCCCCCGGTTTTATAGTTGTCGCTCATGGCCGCCGTCCGTCAGCCGATACGTTCAATCTCATCCATGAACTCCACAGTGAGACCAAGTTCGTTTGCGATTCGTAGTTCAGCCTCGACGCCCTTACTTCGGTCCCACCCGTCCAGTCGCAGGATGATGAGCTTGTGGCAGTGCGTCAAGTACGCCCGGCCATATGCCTGCCAGTATTCCCACCCGAGCGGCAGCTCTCCCGTCTCCGCGATGGGGTGCGTGTGGCTGATTGGCGAGAAGATGTGCAGTCCTTGGCGCATCAGCTTGGCGGCGGCGCGGTTCACAGCCTCGAAGCGTCTCACTCGCACAGCGCGGACAGGATGCGAGTATGGACACGCGAGGTACACCAGAGGTCTAACCACCGCATGAACGTCAAGCGCGAGAACGGCGACGCTCGGGCTGGTGTTGAAGTCTGTGGCACCACATCGCGCCTCAGCTTTTTTGGTTAGCTGGAAGCTGGCGGCGATGGCTTCCGCGATGAATTTGCGGTCAGGCTTCGATACGGCTTCAATGATTGGAGTCATTGAAGTCGCGCAGAGTATGACTCGTTTGCCATGCTTGAGCACCCACGCCGGCAGTTCGTCACCCGATTCTGTGGTGACTATACCACGATGCCAGCTAATAACCCGATTCAGCGAACGCGCTTCCCGCGTTCGCGCTACGGTCCTTGATTTATTTGTCATTGGTTCTCCGTGCGACGCGGGTGTGGGTCACTGCACTTGCCATAGGTGATCTTGTCGAAAGCCGCCTTGAGTCGTGAGATTTTGGCGCGATAGCGTTTTCCTCGTGCGACGTTCCCTCGCTTCGGTCGCCAGCCGTGTATCCATGCGAGCGAAGTTGTTGCACCGTTTTCTTCCTCAAGCAGTTCGACGTAGTGAGAGTAAGCGGCTATTAAACTCACGATAGCCAACCGCTTCTTGGAAGTTTTAACCATTGGTGTCCTTTCCAGCCGCGGGATCTTGAGCGTTCGGTGCACCGCAGTATCCGCAGACGCTTGGACTGTTTGATCTGTCTGACCAACCGCCGCTGCCAGATTCGCCGGGGCAGAAGTGGTTCGCAAAGTCCGGTCGGTGCAGCCTGTCCCACAGCGCGGACAGGAATCTGCGGACGATGCTTGATGGTCTTTCATTTCGTCCGATTCTGATGAGTTTCATTTGTCCTTTCAAAGTACCGCCTGACAAATCAGTCCAGCGGACTTCTATCGTCTGTCAGTTCGCGGTGGCTTGGCTGACACTTTCCGTCCGTACCACGATGCCCGTTGTGTCACCGCCTTGTCGAAGGCCACCAGGCAGTCCGTGAGATATTCCGCGAGGATAAAGTCCGGCGTGTTGCTACCTTTTTCCGCACTGTGGCGGTTGATTGCCCACCTGATTTCGTCTCTGAGCATTTTTTCCTTATCTTTCCGCGCCCCGCCGGACGCTCAGGCTGCTTGTCGGGCTGTTCTGGTCACCTGGCATTTTGTTGCTCCTTTGGTGCTGGTCTACGTGCCTCAGCTTAGTCGTTAGGCGTATTCTGCCGCAACTCCCGGCGTCCAGACCATATCAGCCACGGCATTTTGAATCAGTTGGCGAGCGATTGACGGGTCGCCAACTGCTAACAGCATGGACCGCAGGTCCTTGGTCGCCGGCAGGAAAATCATCGAGGGGATCAGCAGTTCGGCTTGCAGCTTTTCGGCCCCGGCGAGCCCGGCCCCATTCTCATCGTTGTCGGCTATGATGATGGCCCGCCGCCAACCACGTTGGCGAACGACTGCCACCACGATCTCCGCTGCTGAGTTGCAAGTGGGCCGGCCAATCGCGGTCAGTCCCATGGTCACCGCCGCCAGTGTATCCGTCACCCCCTCGCAGATTGTCCCAAGCGCCGATTGCGAATCGTCGTCGGGGCAGAACACTCCCTGTCGCGAACCGCGGACGGCGAACTTGCGAGAACCATCTTCGGTGCGCAGCCTGATTCCGCAGATCCTCGCGCGGCCATCGAACATCGGCCACGCCCAAGCCCGGTGATTTTCCGACCAGGCCGCCCCAAGGAGGTTCAGTGACAGGACTGACACCCCCAATTGTGCGGCGTGCCGGGATACCATTTCTTGCGTGGTAGCCCGCCTACAGGCTTCCAGGAAGCTCAGGCAGTCCTTTTCCGTCAATCGCGGTTCGGACGCAAAGGATGGCATCCTGCTGCGAAGGCGGTGGCTTGTGGGGGCTGTTCCCATCCCATTGGCCAGTTTTTGGACGGCTTCCCTGAACGTGCAGCCATCCATCTGCATGACGAAACTAAACACATCGCCGCCTTCGCCACACCCGAAGCACTTCCACAGTTGCTTGGCCGGTGACACATGAAAGCTTGGCGTTTTCTCAGCATGCAGCGGGCAACACGCCCAGAATTCCGCGCCGCGCTTCTTGAGGGGCACGTACCGGGACACCAACTCCACCAGATCATTCTGGTCGCGTATCTGTTCAATGGTCATGGTTGTAACACAACGGTTTACGCTCCCGCGGTGTCATCACGGGCGCAGATTCCACTGTTCGGGGCGTGTTGAAACTCTGGCCGCAGCACGGTCAGATACCACGCCGTTTCGGCTCGGAGCCGGCCGCGCTTGTTGTTTGGTCCGAGCCGCGTCACAGGCTTGGCCCACACAAACAGGTGGCCATCTTTGGATTGTTGCACCTCGCTGGTCACAACCCACTCGTAGTAGTAGCCCCAGCACCGCGCCGTGAAACGCAGCCCCGAACCAATCGGTGGAGAGGAACGGAGTCCAGCGGCGGCGTTGGTTGTTGAAGTCGTTGTGTTCATTTGCGCTGGCCTCCGTCCCTCACCTCACCGTTATCCGCCTTGCGTTCTACCGTGCAAAGCGTGTCGTTGTGGTGTAGGCCGTGGCCGACCAGCAGAATCTCGATTTTCTCGAAGCCAAGCCCAACGCCAAAGCCGTTGGTGTTCCAGCCAAAGGTTATCGCCAGTCCTCCTGGAGCGATCTTCGGCGCAAGCGCGTTCTGCACGCGCCGGTAAAAGTTGTAGCTCGTGTCCAGCTTGGTGGCCTTCCGCTTTAGGTGACGGTAGTGCTCGCTCACCTGGCGATAGCTGTATGGAGGATCGAAGAGCACGCCGCACAGACCGTCCGGCAAAAGTGCCGCGAAAGCTGCCGCCTCAAGATGGTGTTCAGTCGGTTGCTCCGGGTTCAGATCGTTGCGGTATTCCGCGATCGTGCTTGTGCCGGCGAATGGGTCGGCCCATCTTTTGCCGTCTCCGACGTACCGCGCCAGCAGTTCGCGGATCGGTTTGATCTGGAAGGTCCAATGAGAGGCCATAGCGAAAGACCGGCGGATAACAAGTCGCTGATCCGAATGCCCACCAGCGGCGGTCCGGGCTGGCTCGCTTCGCTCGTGGATACTCGGGGCGGTGGTGGTCATCGATGATCCCGGCCGTTCGGCAAATGCGGCGCGAGAAAGCAAGTCCTACAGATTCTTGGAGGATATTCCCGGTCGTAAGACCAGAATTTCCGTTTGCATTTGGCGCACTTACATTCAAAGGGTTTACCACGAGGGCGACCAAACGCCGAACAATTCGATGGAGACGAACCATGAGCAGCCCGACTGGGCCGCTTCTGGATTCGCCGCTTTGATTTCGGGCTACTCATGGTCGCTGACCTCCGTAGTTCAACTTCGGTCATGTCAGCACTCCCTCGCGTTCCAAATATCGCAGTTGACGTTCGACCAAAGCATGGTTCGTGTAGCACCCGCGCTTGTTCAGATATTCACTTATCTCTCTCGGCTCCTCCCCCACCGCCGCGATGGCATCCAGGTATTTGCGGTTGCGTTCGCGCAATTTCTGCTGGATTTCCTTCTGGACCGTAGCAGTGTCCACCAACCACGGGCCAGGGATGACCCGGTCGCGCGTGATATGATTGTTGTGCTTCTTGCTCCACCGCTGGTACTTGATCTTCACCGCATTGAAAGACGGCTGCTCAGCCCGGTAGTCCCGCACCAGCAGGCATTTCATCAGCAGCTGGTTGGGCCGGTAGTAGACTGGTTGATTGAGGGATTTCATGTTTGGACTTTCTCTCGGCCTCTCTAGATCATCGCCTCGGCAAACCGCAAAATTTTACCGTCTGCAAGCATTTCTTGAAACGCTTTTGGCGACCGATGGATTTCCGAATGGTGAAAACGGCAACAGGGGAATCCGTTTTCTACCTCAAATCTCAAGTCCGGCCTTCTTTGTTTCGATTCGATGTGATGAGCATCGCAGGCGTTTTTCCAGCACCCCGGCCAGACGCAATGCGCTCCGTACCGGCGGTACACAGCCAGTTTCCACGCCCGGTCAGCGGCCCGCAGCCGTTTCCCCCGGCGACCGATGGGTTTGAGGCGGGTACGGATCATCAGCTTAACCTGTAGGCACCGTGCAGGTTGATTTCTTCCAATTGGCAATCGCCGCTCATGGTTTCGTCCAATTGTTCTTTGCCAACCCATCTATCAGGCGGCTGGCTTCTTTGAAAGGCAGGTTCTTCCAATCTAAATCGCTGTAGTATTTGCGGAGACATTGGACTTGTTTCGTTGTTGCCAGATGATTCTTCCACCGGCGAATCTGTTCCCGGACAAGCTGCAACGCCTGGCCATAGGGCAGGTTCGAGTAATCCACTTTCATCTGGTTGAGCACTTTGACCATGCCCGGACTAATTTGCTTGCCCACATCCCAGCCACGATCCCGGACGGGTTGCAATCCCAGCACATCGAACGGATTGCTGACCTTGACGGTATAAATGACTTTCCCGACCAGCTTCGCTTTCCGGGCGGCTTCCCGCACCCGGCGTTCTTCCAATTCCTTTTGTAGCGCCGCCGCTTCTTCTTCCAGCAACTCTGTCGCAACTGCTTTCCCTTCTGTCTCAGCGCGTTTCTTGGCGCGGGCGATAACTTCTTCATCATAGTTTCCACCCAGCACGTCCACCGAATTGACGATGACGTGCCGGCCAGAATTTCCGACCGGATCCAAAACAATCAACCTGATCTTCTCGCTGGCGCCTATCGCAGCCAGTCGTTCCTTACTTCCATTCACACCCTCCGCATGAGCATCGAGAATACCCTCTAGTGTACGTGTGCCGCGACCGAGCATTTGTTGATACCGCAAAAGCGATTTCGTGGGTCTAGCCATGACAATCAAACCAACTGCCGGGTTGTCATAACCTTGACCACACACATTGACGTTGCAGAGTAGTGAGAGCCGGCCATCTGCAAAAGATTCCATGATCTTGCGGCGTTGTTCTTTCGCCGTGTTACCGCTGACCCAGCCCGCCGCGCCATCGAGCACCCGGTTGAAAATGTCACACAGCATTTCGGCGTGATGAACCCGGACGGTGAACACAATTGTCCGTATTGGTTTGTTCCCGCTCGCCACCAAAGCCTCGCGCCATTGTTCAATCGGCAGTTTGGAGAGAGCCTGGACCGGCAGACCGTACATTGCTTCCAAGGTCGGCTGGACAATTTCCATAACAACCGATTCCTGTTCCATCACCTGCGCCAACTGCGCGCCATTCAAATCCCCGGCGGTGGTGATGATGTGGCTGAAATCAAGGCCGTGAACCGAGACAATCCGCTGTTCCACATTCACCAGCCAGCCATCCTTGATGGCGTCGGCCAATTCATACGGTTTCGTGCCGGACTCGAAAATCTTACCGAGGGCCTGTTCATCAGTCCGGCATGGAGTGGCCGTCAACCCAACCAGTTTCAATTCCGGGTTGCCATCGAGAAAATACCGGATTGTTTCCTGGCGAGAGATCGCGATTGATTCGTGGGCCTCGTCCACGATCACCAAACTGAAATCGGCAGGCTTCAGGCGATGCAAACGTTTCCGCTCAGTCTGTCCGCTGATAAGGGTCTGGAACGTCGAAACCACCACCCCATGCCGGTTCCAGAATGATGTCGCGGCCACGCGCTCGGCCATCTCGATGTCGCAATCAATCCCCGTTACTCGCTCGATATGTTTTGCGCCTTGAAAAACCAAATCACGCTGCCCAACGATAAACAATGTTCGCCCGGGTTTGAATCGCTCGATCAGTTCGGTGGCAACCCTCGTCTTGCCGAGCCCGGTGGCCATGACGATCAGACAGGAATGATGTTCTTTCAGTAACTCACAGGCTTCATCGGCCCGGTCGCGTTGGTAGTAGCGCAGAGGCTGCATTTACTTCCTCGTCCACTCCTCTTTCGTTTTCTTATCGAGCAATCCGAATTGAAATTCACTCACGAATCCCCGGCCGTTGCAGAATCCCTTCTTGCCGCATTTGTCTTTCGGCTTGTGGCCCGAGCAACGTGGGCAGACCGTATAGGGAATCACCCGGCACAAAGTGGAATAAGCATTGGCGAGGTGGCCGGGCGTCGTGTTGGTGATCTCCGCGAACAGATGGTCGTGTTCTGCCAGCCCCTTTTCAACTTGGACTTTGATTTGGGAAAGCCGGGTGAGTACCTGGTTGAACTCGCGACCTCGCTGCCAGTCGGCTTCAATATCTTTGGTAATGTCATGGTTCCACCGGTCAACTTCTTGGGTTTGCTGTTTCTCGGCAGTCTGCACAACCAAGCTTTTAACCTCTTTGATGGTGGGTTTGTTGGAAGAAGTTTTCGCCAGCACTGCAAGCTGTGTGGCGGTTGGAATGCCATCCAGCACCTTGCGGATATTGGGGGTCAAACCAGCGATTTTGCTGGAGATTTGAGGCGACGGGTGCAACTCAGTTGCACCGCTCCCGGCAGTCAAAAGGGCCGTCATTTCCGCCATGCGTTCACCCGTCAAAGCGAGTTGGCGCGCCCATTCTTCGGTGAAGCCCAACGCCTCAATAAACTCTTTCCATGAGTTGTGATGTAATCGCCAGCACTCAGTCTGCTTCGCTTCGTAGTAGGCCGAGCAGGCGAGCGAGGTTTGTTTGCGCCAGGCTTTCAGGATTGCGGTCACTCGTTGGTACTTCTGTTCCTGGGCGCGTTCGATCTGATCCATATTACACTCCTCCAAAAAAAATCAGGCCGTCACGGGCCGCACTCCCAAGACCCAGCAAGGAGGATTGAGAGCGCAAGACACCTGTGACGGCTTGAATGATTTCGTTGATGGCCTTGCTGGGTCTCATCAGTGCATACTCTAGCGGTTCACCGGTGGGATGTCAATCCTCAATCGGCGTGATCTCGATAAGCGTTCCCGTTTGGTCTTTCCGCGCGACTTTGATTTGGACGACTTCGAGGCTGACGCAATGGCTGGCCGTGTCGTCGGCGATGAAACCGGCGTAACGTAGCCCGTCCGTAAGAAACTTGATACCGGCTCCGGCAGCATCGGGATCGGTGAGTCGGGTGCGGAAAAATACGTACCGCAGGCGATAGCGTTGTGCGCCTCGTCCTTGAATCTTTTTACCACCGTCCAGTGCCGGTACAGAACCCGGTTCAGGCTGGGCGGCAAGTAGCCTCGCAGCCACAACCGCACGGGCATAACTGCCGTCCGGTTGCCAGACATAGCCGAGCTTCGCAAGTGTGGTTTCATTCACAGCAAAGGTTTCTGTTTCAGCTTCTCGAGCGTTTCCAAGACCGCCTGCATACACTCGGCTTCATGTCGTGCCTTCTGCTCATCCATCCGCTCGGCCAGTACGAAACGCGGGTACAAGCGTTTGCGCAAGGCAATCTCTCGAGCGACGCACGTGATTTGGTCTTCAAGAGATTTCATGGCAATTTTACCCCGATCAATTTTCTGTTCCGAAATTCTCCTTTTTCGGTCGTCTGGATCGCCAGTTCGACGGGCTCCCCGGTGGCACCAGCCGCTTCGGCGACATTGCGCAACGATTCGACGAACGTACTGGCGGTGTACTGCGTGTCATCGTCGCGTTTGATCACGATCTGCCACGGGCCGAAAGACCCAGTCTTCGGCGACTTCACCCGGTCGATGATGTTGACGACCGTCGCAGGGATCACCTCGGTCGCATCGTCAAATTCTTCCTCAGGCCAGATCGATTCGAGTTTGGTCTTCGGCGGCACCGGCTCAGGCGGCGGTGCCGGCGCAGGTTTGGCATCGCCCGGAAAATCCATCGGGATCGTATCCTCAACCGCCGGGTCCTGTGGCGCCTGTTCCGGGCAGCCCTTGGCAATCCACGCCGCAACCGCGTCGTAGTCTTCGGGTCTCAAGTCACGCAGATGCACCTCACCTTTGGGGCCGACAAGGTAATCATGCTCGGCTACGATTCGATCCGCCAGTGTTTTGGTGTCAACGCCCTTGGACTTCGCGATGGCGTAGAGTCGTTTGATCTGCGCCTCACTGACTCCCTGGGGTTCCGGCTTGGCTGGCGTTGGTTCTGCCGGACGTCCATCTGTGTCCACGTCGCCGGTCGCCAGACCGGTCGCACACAAAAACGTGTACCGGCGCAAATACTCGGTTGTCGATCCGATCATTTGGATGGGGTTTTTGTTCCCTGAATTGTCCGGCGGGCCGGCGAGCATGACGCTTTCCCGGTGACCGGCGGCGTGAGTGATATGGCAGGTGACGCGAATGTTGCCTT